TACCTGCTGTAACAGTAACATCTGCAAAATTAATAAGTGGTGAGTAAAAGATCTGACCATTTACTTTTTGAGCAAATTTAAACTGCTCCGTAGTAAAAAGTGTATTGTGATCGAGAACTACGTTAGCTGCGTCCACAGTAACAAGATCTCCATCAGCAAGCCCCGCAGGGTCTAATACTGCGCCATCTATAGCGTCAACATCTGTTGAGCTAGGCTTTGCAATAAATGCAAAGAAGTTGTTGTTATTACTTTCGTAAATCATTGTGAAAGTTTATTCAAAGTTATCTATATCAATTTCTGCGTCGAGTTTTTGCTCTTTAACAATTTCAAGCATTAAATCTCTCGCAAGGTCCACGATAACATCGTGGGTAAACTCATCCAATATGCAGTTTCTCTGATTATCTGTATTACTACGATCAACTACAATATCAGGTGGGTTTTGTAAATAACGCATACGGTAATCAACTACGTTGAAAGTACCGTCGGTTATTAGTTCATGCCTTTTGGCTGTAGCGGCTACTGTAGGATCTAGACTGTTGATTTGAGGGCTAAAGTACATTCTAAACACAGTGGCATCATAACCATTGGCATAAGGTTTCTTGTAAACATTTCTCTTAAATCTGTTGAACTCGTCATGTGATATAACTCGTACTTCAGCAAATAGAGTCGAGCCGTCTTTGGCACGGCAGTCAACAGCATCTGTATCGGCGGTTTCCAGAATAGTGAACATAAAGTCCTCTGGAAGGTCGAAGAAGGTACCGTTTTCTAACGTTCCGGTTTGATCGGCTGATACAGGTAGAAGACCCGAATCTAATATAAGAGCACTGAGACCCTGACCACGGGCCTCTGTCTCTTCGAAACCATAACTTTTCGGGTTTGTTAATCCCGATATATATTTTTTGACATACATGAACTCTGCCTGAGTCAGTACCCTGCTCAGTTCAAAGTCCTCGTAACCAGGAGAACCAAAAGATAGGGCTCTGTCGAGCCTTATCTCTAAATCATCTGCCATCTGGTTAGCTGTCATTCTACAATCTTATTAGAGTCTACGATTGCTTGAAAGCGAATCTTGACTTCTTGGTTTTCTTCTCTATTTAGATAAGCAACAACATCTCTAATTTGTCCTAGCTCTTCGCCAGTATCGAGTGTATACTTACCTCTAAACTCTTTAAGTAGCCCAGCTTTACGAGCGTCGGCAATAAAGATTTTATCATCATAGAGAGGATCTGCAGCAATTTCAATAAATGTTGCTTTGTCTTTCTCCATGATCTTACCAACCATTGCTTTAAGCTGTTTGCTTGTAGAGTTACCTGACGGGCTCTTACCTGCTACTTTCAAGAAATCTTTCATGTCTTGATCAGTAGTACAGATCTTAGCAAACAATGCATATACTTGGCTCTCCATTTCGAGTCTTGCTAAAGTATCGTTACGTTCTTCTTCTACAGAAGTAAATACCCACTCATAGCTTGCTCTACGTAGTTCTTTTAAAGACTGAATAGAAGGTGCAAAACGTGTTTGATTTGCTTGCAAAATCTTAAACTTCAACATATCCATAGGATTGTTTAGGTCAAGACGTAAGCGAGCGTCTCTAATTTGTACACGAGACCTTGAATCAGTTCTCCAGAAGTTAGTATCAGAAGGCAAGTATGGATTCAAGCTCTTACCAATAATAGCTTCAAAGTATTCTTGTTCAGTAAGCTCCTGCGGCTTGCCGTCTTCTATAACATCTTTACAAAGGCTCTTCATAGTGTTATCTAGAATGATAACTACTCCTCCTCCTTTAGATGCCGTATTAAGGGGCAACTCGTAAGACTTTACTACTTTCTTAAATAAAAAAGGATCGTTCTCCTTCTCTTTGTAGTTTGAAACAATACCTTTCCATTTGCCTCCGGCTTCGATAGGTTTTACTTCTACTACTCTGTTCTCTAAATATGGATGCTCCATCTCTCTTGTTTTATTGTTTATTATTTACTCTTTATTGGCCTGCAGCTTTTAAAATACCTTTAGCCATTTTAACAGCACCTGGAGAAGGTTTTTTACCTCCAGCTTTGTAAACTTGTTTTAATGAGCCACCTTTTCCCATCATATAAAGACCTGGCTTCATTCCTCCGTGCTTCATTGCAGTTGCTTTTTTAGCACCTCCCATAGCCATTGGCTTTTTCTTTTTCTTAGGCTTTGCCATTGAGCCTCCGTATAAATATCCGGCTGCTCTATTTTTCATCATACCTTTACTCATTCCTGGCATAGTTATAAGTTTTAAAGAAAGAGGGGGGATTAACCCCCTCTTATCTAGTTATTATTGGTTAACGTTAAGTTGGAAGTCAAGGACCTTAGTCGGGTCTCTCATTACTAGACCACCAAACTTAGCGGAGTGCACTTCGTATCCATCAATCGGAGTAGATACCATCTTTGGAGAAGTTTTCCCTTTACCACCTGCGGTAAATGGATCACGTAAACCAGCGATGTATGCATACATGTCATCACGACCTCTTGGACGAACTTTGTGAACCTCTGCAGATTCTCCGAAGCCCATTACAATCATTCTGTGTGACTCAGCAATACCAGCTCCTTCTGGGTGACGTTTAGGGAAGTAAACATCATCATCCATAAAGTCTGCAATCTCAACAGTCAACTTGATACCGTTGTAGTAGTTATACTCTACAAATTGGTATCCGAAGCTCATTGGGTTGATTGCTCCAGTATTGTTAGCAGCACCAGCTCCGTAAGCAGGGTTACCTGTAGTTACGTTGCTGTAGATAGTATCTCCGTTAGCTTTCGCTTGGATTTGCTTGTGGATCTCGATAGCACCTCTCTCACCAGTGATGATATGTAGGTGACGATCTCCTCTACCAATCTTACCGATAGACATGTCAAGAGCAACTTCCATCAAGTAATCAAGATCGAAGGTGTTATACATGTGACGGTTAGCTGGAGCAATTTGCTCGAAGAATCCAGAACCTGCACCGATTTCGAAACCAGTTACATCGTCAAAGTTCAAGTAACCTGAATCAACTGTCCAGTTTTTCTTTCCGTATAAAGCTGCACGAGCCATAAGCTCTTCTGCTTGATACATTACTACAAGGTCGATGTAGTTAATCCAAACTGATTCAGTCTGGCCTCTGTACATGAATGGGAACTCCAATGGTTCGTTCTGACCTTTCTCAATGCTTGAACCTGGTACTTTGTACTGCATACGGCACATAGACAGACGGTTCTGCATTTTGAATGGAGAAGTAAAATAAGGTTCCGCACCTTCGTAAGAAAGAGTACCTGGTACTAAGTCATAGAACTTAGAGAAACGATCTCCAACTGAAATATCAGTACCTACTACAAATGAAACAGCTAGGTCATCGTTTAAGAGCTCACACTCATAAGCGTAACGTCCGCCATCATCATGTACTTCTTTTACAAGGAAGTGGTAGTCATCAGTCTCTCCTTTGATTACGTTAGTTCTTTCAAACATAGGCTCATCAAATACAAGACGAACTCTTTGACGTTGAGAACCTAATGAATCTCCAGTAGAGGTTGAAGCACCTGTACCTGATTGAATCTCAACAAGAGGTACATTTTTGTCCTCTTGACCTTTGAGCATCCATTGGTAGAATCCGTTCTCCAAATCTACTTCCATAGTAGGGAAACGGTTAACGAAGTTCACCATTGAACCTTGTAGGTTCATTTGGTAAATCTGTTGAATTGCTTTGTCTAGAAGCTGTGGCTTCTGTTGGTACAATTCGTAAAAGTGATTATCAGCAATCAGACCCTTAAAATCTTTTGGTCTGTACAGCTGAGTATTAAAAAGTTTCTGAGCCATTTTAGCTACTTTATAAATTTATTACTCATTTCCAAATGCATCCTCCCAGAACGACATATCTAGCTTCTTAGCGTCGCCAGATTTTTCATCGCCAAAGTTGGAGCTTTGTTGCTGCTCACGGATTAACTGGTCAAGACCTTTCTTAACCTGCTTTTCTGTGAGCTTCACAAGTTTACTAAGATCTGGCTTGAACTCTCCTTTATCTGAGGAGTTGAACAAACCAAGAACGTTGTAAAACTGTATCAGCCTTTCGAAACCTTCAGGGTTGTTATACTGTTTGTAACCCAACTCTGTTAGTTGCTGGCCTGTATCCGGATCTTCGAACACCACATCAACCATGTTTTTTTTAATGGCATCTTTGTGACGTTTGGTCAAGGAAACCCCAGGTACAAGCTCGTCAGCTTCGTCAACGGCGCTTAGCATATTATTGAAGAACTCTTCGTTTTGCTTTTCTACTTCTTGTTGGCGAACAGCTGCTTCCTGTTTTTTTCCCTCTATAAACTGGGAGGCTGCTTGCTTAAGTTGTGGAAAGGCTTGCAAAGCTTTGTCTTCGAGTTTTGCTAGTGCCTCAGCTTCGCTTAAAGCTTCCGTTATCTCATCCTGGTTCATACCCTTCATTCTGAGATAACGAGATAAGAGGTCTTTCTGAACGTTAGCATTCTCACGAATTACACTATCGTTTACCTTGTTATAATAATCAAGGTCTTTTGCTACTCTCATAGCGACCGTCTCATCATCGAAGTAATCTTCGATTTCTAGGAACATTTTCTTTGCTCCTGTAAACGAACCTTTGAAATCATTAATAGAGTTGTTAATTCTATTGTTGACTGTGCTATCAAAAAGTTCTACGAGATCTTCTGAAGATTCTATTGTTTTACCTTCTGGGAGCTCGATAATCCCATTGTCTACTAACTCTTTTACAAGTGCTGAGTAAACTGTGTCTTTCTTCTCAGGCGCTTCAGGGGTTGAGGTAGGTTCTGTAGTTTCTGGAGTTGTTGGAGCCTCTTCAAACATTTGTTTGGTTGGGGCTTCTCCTCCCATATCTATTACTCCTACTGGAACGTTTTCCTTTCCCTCTGTGGGTGCTTGAGGTTCTTCTTTTTGGGGCTGGCCTGGTACTACCAGTTTTACCCCTTCAAATTCATCTGCCATTGCTCTTATGTTTTCAGGTACAAAATTAACACGTTAAACACAAACTTTCTAATAGTCTTACACAATTTATCTCAAGGGCTATTGTTTTTTCGCCCTTTGTTTCTGAATCTTTTCTGATTCTTTATTGTGTCTGATCTGTTCGTCTAGTTTTTGTTTATCTAATTTTAATCTTTCTTTACGATTTTCGACATCTGTTTCTGCTTTAAGTAGATCTATGTCGTCAGGAACTCCGTTTTTGTTTAAATCGACGTTTTCTTTTCTTTGAGATGCCATATCTTCTACTTGGGCTCTCATAACAGTAATACGTTCTGCAGAGTCACGATCTTTTTGATTCTGGTCTGCAAGGAACTGACGTTGTAATTCGCTGTTCTGCATATCCATCTGCTTAAGTCTTTCTTGAGACTGTTGAGTCATTTGCTGCTGTTGCTGTTTCTCTTCCTTAAGTTTATTCATAGACTCCTTAAGCTTACGAGAAATCTTAGCAGGAGAGTTAGTCGAGTAAATAGTAACAAGATCTGCTATAGTAGCCTGACCGTTCTGAATAGCTGCTTGAGCTAACGAGCGTAGATCTCCGAATAGCTCTTTGTCTTTAGTAGAGTTAGAGATATGTACGTCGAAGTCAGACTCTAAGAAGTCAGCAGACATATTAATATACTCTTGTGATATATCATCAAGGAAGAACATACCATTAGCAGGATTATCCTTGTATGCAATCTTACAGCATTCTAGATACTTAGTCAAACATAGACGACGGAACTCTGCGTCTACTTGGAACCAACGTTCTGTAATTTTAGTAAACTGCTCGATAGAAGTTTGCACAGTCTTAACAGAAGATCGTACACCAACCTCTCCTTCTCTTGCTCCAGAGATACCAGCTATCTTACCCATAGTACCTTCGATAGATGCTAGATAATTAGTAAGCATCTGTATACCTTGGGTATTAGCACCCATGGATACCTCTTGAGTAATAAAGGTATTGAAGGTACCTGCAGCTTTACCTTGAGAAGGTCCCTTCATAATCTCTTGAGTAGGATCTAGGAACATCAGTTTATCTACAGATGTATAGTGTAACCACTCCTGTGGATCAAAGCCTGATGGGATAAGAGCTGCGTTTACTGCTGTTGCTGTACCCTTGAAGGTTGCAATTTCTAGCTCTCTCTTCCAGAATCCAATATCATATGCATAGTCAAATGGTTTTAACAAGTCCATCATAGATTGAATCTTGTAACCATTTGTATTCATAGTAACACCAATGATTGGCGGTAGGCCTGAAGATAGATTAGTAAGAGACTTAATAGAGTGCTCTACTGGCTGCATCTTTACATAGACATCAGATCCAATCTTTGTTCCTCGTAGCCATTCGTTAATCCACATGTATGTAACTACCTCCCCCTCTTCTTTCTTAGGGACGTAGTGCTCGTTTACATATGTTATTTGTTCTTCTCCAAACTCATCTAAGTACTTGAGTTTGCCAATCTTTCTACGAGATCTCCAGAATACTGTAACAACTCTGAGCTCTCCGTCTTCATTATAGTCTCCTCCAAAGGCATGCTTCTGAAGATTAGATGGAGACATCAGTCTGATTGTATCGTCGTCTGATGATCCGATATCGCTACCTGTAATACCGTCAGTATCATTTACAAGTATAGCTGAAGCGCCTCTGTTAGCCATAGCATAGTCTAGGCCGTAGTCAGATCCATACTTTACTCGTCTTTCTAGTTTCTTTACGTCTTTGTCACTAAGCTCGTCCCAGTAGTCGTCAACAATCTGTCCTACTGAATGGTAGTCGTATAGGACAATAATATCTTTATCATGAAGATATAGGGAGTTACCTCCACCTGCAGTAAATACCTTTCTAGGGTCTACCCGTCTCATAACTGGCTTACCACCTAGTACATCCATATACATAACCTGTTCTCCTGCTATGAGAAGATCTTCGAATGTTCTAGTAAATGTAAAGTCAAAGTTGTTTTGTATAGACTCTTTCTTAAGGATAGAGTTAGCTGTTTGCTCTGCAATGTCTTGAAAGTCGTACTTAGCGTACTCGTCTATTTCTTTAACTAGCTTTTGTATTTCTTCTTCTCCAATTTCTGGGTTACCTAAGTTTTCCGCTACCCTTTCTAAGAGCTGACGCTTTAGGGCTTCTTCTTTACGAGTATTACCATCTGAGTCAGAAGAAGAGATGTAAGCACGGTAGTCATGCTTGCGGCCAATGTAGTCTCCTATAAGAAGATCTATCTTTGCATTACCAATACCTATGTGCTGAAACTTTGCAGGGAACTTATCAATGTCTAATTGTCCTGGATTGATATACTTTTCGAAGTTGCGTATATCTACAATGTTAGAACGTAGGTTATAGTTCTCTGTTTTATTACCGTATTCGTTACGGTAGAACTCATTATGGCCAATTAGCTTTTCGGCATAGTCTACATTACTTTTGTACCACTTTTCGTTTTTCTTCGAATCTGGTAGCTTTTGATTAGGATAGCTATATCCTGATTTGTAGTCCGAAGAAAGACTTTCTCCGGTGTATTTACCTTCAGCCATTAATACATTTCTTTAAGTTATGCAAATTTAGATAAAATCTTTCGGATCTTGCCAATCAAATCTCTTTTTGGGTAGTAATCCTCTCTTTGCAAAGTAATTTGACTCTAAAAAGCTAACTTTTGCTTCTGACATCTCCGTTTTAACTTTATGGAGCGTCTCTTCGTACCAAAAAAGCATAATTAACGCAGATACACGGTCAAAGTTTCCTTTCTTATTCCATGAGATAAGCTCTTTTAAGATAGCTGGAGAATATATTGTATTTAACATTAGCTTTTCCGACTCTGGGTTAATAGGATTAAGCAACCACGAAGAGATATAGTCTATACCTGTGTCGTTAATCCTACCAGAGTTGAAGATACCTTTAGATGTATTAGTTCCAGGACGGTATGTGTCCGAGTTTCTAAGTTGGTAGGGAGTCTCTGCTAGTAGATAGGAAGCATTATGCTGAACAAAGTAATTGAACAGCCCAATAAAGTTCTGCTCGTACATAGCTGTAGCTTTGTAGAACATTAGCATTCTTCGGCAGACCTCATAGAAGTACTTAGGGTCATCAGTACGGCCTGTGTACTCTGCTACGATTGTTCTTGTAATTCTATCGAAGATAATAATAGAAGGGAGTGAGGACGTAGTTGCTCTAGCTTTGTCTACTACGTCGATACCAGCAATATACCTGTTGGTAATTACAGTATCATCCTCATCTCTCCTTGGCATTTGAAATAGTTCTACCAGGCCTCTCTTATCTTCGTATTTATCTAGAGGAAAGGACCTGATAGGAGTCTTGTCTTGTACTGTATCAAAGTACAGCTCTGATCTGTCGTTAAACTTTATCCAACCTTTGTAGGATGCATCAGAGAATCTTTTAAGTTTTCCGCCTAGTACTTCTGCTAGTTGGTCTTTTAGTAGTACAGTTGGGAACCTAGTACCTTCTGTTACAAGGAATGCTTCGGAAGGATACAAAGGGTTGTTAATTATGTGTACCTGGTATCTAGTTAGGTCTTTCTTTTTACCCTCCCGTATCTCTGCTTCTTCTGCATTAGCTGTAAACGTATCGGTGACTAGGTTGTCGCCTTTCTTATGCTGGTTACGGGTTTTGATTACAGGAACAAAGTATCCTATTGAGCCTCTAGACTCAAACTCGTCCTCAAATACTAGACAGTTGTATTGGTCTGGGTTACGGAACACGTTCTCTGCAAATAGTACAGATCCTCCTCTGGTAAAACCACCAGTACCTAGCATCCAGATAACCTGACGCTTAAACATCTTAGATGCCTCTGCTCCTTCTAGTGCACCGATTGTTTCTACAAGTATATCAAAGAAGCCGACCTCATCCAGCATTACTAGGTTAGGACGGCCTGCGTTACCTGCAAGTGGGTTATTCTTAAATGTTCTGTGGTATAAGTAAGATC